GGCGGTTTCCCTACAAACCAGTGGAACGAACTCGTTGGTGAACCTTCTCACGGAAAAACTGCCATCGCCCTCAAGACGATTGCCGCAAACCAAAAAATCAACGAAGACTTCACAACCGTCTGGGTTGCCGCAGAACAATGGGTCCCAGAGTACGCAGAGATGGCAGGAGTAGATACTAGCCGTGTTATTGTCATTGAAACTAACATCATGGAAGAGGCGTATGATGTGGTTATTGCTTTTGCCGAGTCTAAGTCTGTTGACGCTATTGTTATCGATAGCCTACCTGCTCTCGTGCCTAGTCCAGAAAACGAAAAGAATATGGACGAAATGACCGTTGGTCGTGGAGCACTTATCACTAACAAGTTCTTCCGTAAGGCTGGAGCCGCTATGAAGCGTAGCCTAACCGAAAGCGAACGTCCTATTTTGGGACTAATCATCAACCAGTATCGTATGAAAATTGGTGTGATGCACGGAGACCCTCGCACAACTCCAGGAGGTCAGGGTAAAGATTATGCTTTCTTTACTCGCTCAGAAGTTCGTCGTGACGAGTGGATTGAGGCTGGTACTGGAGTCAATAAAACTCGTGTAGGCCAGCGTATCAAAATTAGGACTCTGAAGAACAAGACTGCTCCACCTAGCCGTACAGCATATGTGGATTTCTATTTCTCAGACCACAGTATTTATTCCGCAGGTGATTATGATGTTGCTAAAGAAGTTGCCGCTATGGCAATCGTCAAGCAAATTGTAGACCGCAAAGGTGGTTGGATTTACTATGGTGACCGCAAGTGGCAGGGACAAGAGGCTCTTGTTAATTCTATTCGTGAAGAAGTAGACTTCTTTGAAGAGTTGCGAGAAAAAGTTCTTACAACACCAGACAGTTTCGTAGGAGGAACAGACACAGATGAGTAATCCAGAATTTGTTTTAAATGATGATGAGTGGTCCAAGAACCTAGAAACCGCTTACGAAGAGTACATGTGGAACTGTGAGTCTATGGTTGACGGTGAAGAGCCAGATGAGTTTACTGAAACTCTTTCAGGCGAGCCATTCTGTGGATGTTCTACTTGCTACACTCGTGAACAGTTGTTTTTCTTGGTGCCTAGAATTATCAAGGCCTACAAAGAAGGTAAGATTACCCTCAATGAAGAGTGAGGGTCAAAAGAACTCCCAGAAGCACGAGAAACGTCTCGCTAAGGCAGTTGGAGGGCAAACCACTGCGGCTTCTGGGGCTTTTTGGTCTCGCAAAGGCGATGTACGAAGTAAGACACTTCTTATAGAGCACAAGTGGACTGGTAAGTTATCTAAAACTATCCAGTCTAAAGAGTTAAAAAAGATAACAAATGAAGCCATCATGGATGGAAGATTGCCAGTATTTGGTATTCATCTTGACGGGGAAGATTACGTCATCCTACTGGAAACAGACTTTTTAGAATTGTGGGACAAACTTGAAACTTCCTCATGATGACGACTACTCTTGGTACGATACCGCATCGTGTACAGCCAAAGGCGTAGACCCAGAAATTTTTTATCCTCCAAGGGATAAAGAACTTTATAGAAAGCAAGCCGATAAAGCAAAGTCGTATTGCTATGGTAGTGTTGGAAAGCCATCATGCCCCGTAAGGCAACGGTGTTTATGGCAAGCCATCAATACCGATGAACAGCATGGTATTTGGGGCGGCATGTCTCACAGGGAAAGAAACGCCTTTGTTCGTAAATGGCAAAGACAGTATAAGAGCAAAATGACTTTGAAAGAATATATCTTTCAAGTAAAGGAGAATGGAAATGACAGTAACTGACGCAGAACTTAAAAGGTTCTTAGACGCAAAGAAAACTCGTTCACGCCTACTAGGTGACATTGAACGCTATTTGCAGAAGAGACCTAAAGGAGACCGTAGCACTACTGTGCTCCATCCTTCAGAAATGATTAAAAAAGACTTTTGTCTTCGTGGGTCGTATTTCCTATTGAAGGGATACCCTAAGGTTGCCGCTAATCCTGGCCTAAAGTTGCAAAGTATTTTTGACACTGGTCATCAGGTTCACGCTAAATGGCAGTCATGGTTTCAAGAGATGGGTGTTCTCCACGGTAACTTTAAGTGCCTAGTGTGTAACAACTTGACTTGGGGAACTTCACCAGAGGCTTGTGCTAACTGTGGAAGACCTGACCGCTTGGAATACGCCGAAGTAACGTTGAGAGATGATTCACTTCGTATTGCTGGGCATACTGACGGCTGGATTAAAGGTATTGGTAACGATACCTTGATTGAGATTAAATCAATTGGTCCAGGAACTATTCGGTTTGGTTCTCCATCAATCATGGCTGAGGCTGAGGGAGACTTGATGAAGGCTTGGGGACGTATTACTCGCCCATTTGCTGACCACATTCTTCAGGGACAAGTTTATCTAGAACTGATGAACCGTATGGGTCATGAGATTGATGAGATTGTATTCCTGTACGAATTAAAGGCTGACCAATCGTTTAAAGAGTTTTCTGTTAGACGAGACTTTGAGTTGGTTCAACATGTTTTTGAAAAGGCTCAAAAAGTGGTTGATGCGGTAGAGGCAAATACTGCCCCTAAGTGTAACAACAATTTGGGTGGAACTTGCCCACAGTGTTCAGCGTACAAAGATGTAGAGTAAATCTATGGGTGCATTAGAGAAGTTTCAAAACTGGGGCTTACACTTCAGTAAGCCCTCGTCAGAGCAAGTAACTTTGCCAGAAGACATCACAGCCTCTAATTCAGAAGAACTAGGGCTCCTATTCACTAGGCTGACCGCATGGACAGACTACATTGCGTCACAGTTTGCCATGGCTCAACTAGAGGAACGTGCTGCTTTGAAGAAGAAAGAGTTCACCGAAAACACGATGTTAATGAGGCGTATGAACGCTGGAGTTAAAGGAGAACGTGTAACCACAGTTAAGGCTGAAGTTTCAGTTCATCCCGATGTTGTCGCTCTAGACAATGACTACGAAGAAAAGTACGCTTATCGTAAGTTAGTAGAGATGCTTCTCAATAACCATGAGCGAGATATTCAATTAGTCAGCCGTGAAATTACTCGAAGGTCAAATGACTCTAGAGCGACCAGAAAAGAGTATGGAATTTGAATTTAATTCTTCAAGGAGTTATAGCGTTTGTTTTGATTGGAATAGTCGTTGCATTAGCCTACTGGGTAGATAAACGAGCAGATTATGAGGATTACGAATGATTATTGGACTTAGTGGCTATGCCCGTACAGGTAAAGATACAGTTGCCGAGTATTTAGTTGAAAACCACGGGTTCACTCGATTAGCGTTTGCTGACCCTATGCGTGAAGCACTCTATGCCCTAAACCCATCACTGGGTACATCACGCATGGAGTTGCAGGACATTATTTACAGTTATGGTTGGGATGGATACAAGGACACTCTTTTTGGGGAAGAAATCAGAGGTCTTCTTCAACGTATGGGTACTGAAGTTGGGCGTGAAATGTTTGGCGATACCTTTTGGGTAGATTATCTAATGAATAAAGCCTTAGAAGTTAAAGGAGACGTCGTAATTTCGGACGTTAGGTTCTTGAATGAGGCAAACGCAATCAAGATGATGAATGGTCAAGTTTGGAGAGTTAATCGCCCAAATGTCATAGCCGCTAACTCTCATGCCTCAGAGATAGAGATGGATTCTTTCAATAACTTTGACGTGGTAATAACTAACGACACCACCATTGACGAACTATTTTTAGAGTTAACAGGTTTAATGAACGGGATTAAGAGTCATAATGGCAGTTAAGGAGTTCAACGGAGGCCTGAAAAGCAGCCAAGAAATAACTATTGGCATCGACCAATCACTAACAGGGTTTGCACTCTCAGCGGTTTCCGTTGAAACTCCGACAGACCACCTTACTCAAGTTTACAAATCTCCGTATAAAGGCGTTAAACGCCTTGCAGATATCCAAGAGTGGCTGGACTCTGAACTAGAAGGCTTTTTACTTAAAGGCAATAACATACTTGACATTGCCATGGAAGGCACCGTTCTATCTAGTCATTCTGCCCTTGTTTTAGGTGAGTTATCCGCAACAGTCAAACTGGTGCTATGGAACTTTTTTGACGACCACCTTAAAACCCCCCTTCAAATTCCACCAATGACCCTCAAAAAGTATGCTACGGGTAAAGGAACTGCTAAAAAGCAGGAGATGCTCCTACAGATGTACAAGCGTTGGGGAGTAGAGTTTAATGATGATAACGCCGCTGATGCGTATGCCCTAGCCAGATTGGCTGGAGGGCATGGAATTTCAGCCTTTGAGACTCAGATTATTGAGCAAATAAAAGACCCTAAGTATAGGGACACAACAGACTAATTCGCAGGTATTCTTAGTTGTAGGGATGGCACACAATTCGACAACTAAGGACTACAAATGTCAGAAGAAAACGTCGCACCATCCACGGTAGAAGATTTTCTACGTGTAAGTGCAAGTTCTAACGCACAATCTCTAGCATCCGCTATTGCACATGCAATCTACGATAACCGTCAGGTAAAACTGCGTGCCGTAGGTGCAGGTGCGGTAAACCAAGCAGTTAAGGCCCTAGCAATCGCAAGAGGCTATGTAGCCCCACGAGGACTAGACCTAACCTGCAAGCCTGGATTCACCACTATCGAATCTCGTGATGGAGAAATCTCGGCAATTGTGTTTGCCATTTCAGCAAGTTAAAAAAGGTTTACTCTTATAGAGAGATAAAGGAGCCATTATGGCAACCAAGTACAGTGTTGGACACGCAATGCGTCGTCGCAACGGAACCCCTTCAAGCACACTAGAGGCAGCAGGAAATATGAAAGCACGTAACCACATGACCCACCACGAAGCAGTAGATGCAGCCGCTCAGGTAGGAAGCCCACGTCTTCCAATGAGTGCAGCCCCAGCACTTCAGGGAACACTAGTTCCTAAAAAGAGCACACAGGCTGGCGACCCTACCAATCCTGGAAGCAAGGCTAACCGCCAGAACATTGAACGTATTGGTGCAACATACCGCATCACAGTTCCGTTTACTCCAACCATTGACCCAGCGGCTGGACCAACTATGGCTAACGCTAAAATGATTCCATCTGTTTCTGGTCGAACAAACAACTTCGGTCAAGAAGTCCAGACCTCAACACTATAGCCATGGGTCTAGCAAGACAGACAGAAGACCCTGACAGACTGCATAGCGGAATAGAGCAAGACCGCTATACAGGTACTGAAAGTGGTGGAACTTCTTACCAAAAGGAATACCGCACATCATTTCAGACTGCGGGTGGTTCCTTCACGACCAAAGGTCTAACTGGTGGTCATAAGGACCGTGTTATTGGTTTGAGCGGTCAAAGCCGTTCAAGCCTAGTTAACTGGGATGCTGGTGCAACTAGTTCCCCAGGGTTTACTCAGTAAGGAAATAATGAGTAGTCTAAGTAACGCAGAATTTGCGGACAGCATCAACACTGGTGGTGGTGCGTCTATCAACTTTGCAACTCGTGAGCCTGTTGAAGGCAAAGGGTTTATGGTTGGTCAGATGCCTCCTGGTGGAGTTGAAGATGTACGTCCATTGCCAGCAAAGGCAGAAGACATCGCTGATTTTGCGGAAAAGAACTCTACTCTAGCCGAAAGCCACCCAACTGCTGCTCATGGAGCATGGGTAGATTCTACTGACCCTTCTAAGTTCACTCAGGACGTATCAGTTCAAGTTCCAACCCCAGCAGAAACATCTAAGATGGGAGTTGAACAGAAGCAGATTGCTGCTTATGCTCTACCTGGAACTAGAGTTTCTAAGAACCGCCGTATGCGTAGAGCATGGGGTGGTGACGTGCTACTTCACACAGCGGACCTTGGTGCCACTGATGTTGACCCACAATACCGTCCAGGAGCACAAGACATCCCTGGAGGTAAAGGAAGTTTCACTAAGAACCAGTATGCTAACCGTGATTGGGACAAGACTGCTGGTACCACAACTAACGGTGGCACAACAAAGCCTCAGAAAGTTAAGTACGAAGACATTCTTCGTAAGATTAACGAGGCTCGTGCTATGAGACTTCGTGGTGAGTAATGGCTGGAGCAACCAACAACTTTAGTCCTAACCAGAACTGGCAGTCACTAGGCGGCAACGGTTTCATAGGCTATAACAACCAAGGTGGACAGGGTATCCCTGTTGCTCGTGGTGAACTTGACTCTATCCGTATCGGTACAGGACGTGTTCCTTCAGCCGAATACCCTGACGGTTATTTAGGAACTATTCGTTCCCGTAGAGATGACCGTATTCTTGACTCTGTTAAGAGTCGTATTGGGCAGAAAGCCTATCAGCGTGGTGTTCACAAAGGTGAACGCATTGAGCCTTCAATGTATTTCTGGTCACCAGAGTTTAATGACCAAATGGGCATCCAACGCCAATCTAAAGCCAAGTATGACGCTAAGGCTGGTGTTTGGCGTGTACCTAAGGCTGGACCTCAGTTCCAGTTAACTCCTGCTCCTCATCTAGTTAACGATGGCAAGGCAAATACTGTTGCTAATGAGCCTAACGCCATGAACATGATTCGTGCCGCTCAACTAGCATACTTAAAGCCAGTGTGGAGATAGCATGGGTGCGTCTTATTCATTTGATGGTCGTTATGACTATACCAAGCCTTGGGTAAATACCCCACAAGAAAACGTAGAGGCATTACCTCCAAAATGGAGTTACAACGGGCCATGGGCATCGAACATGGAGCGTTTAACTCAGCAAGCGTTAATGGCGGCAACACTTCCTGGAGCAGTCCTACAGGAACAGGTTAGACCTCCATTACCTCAGATTAGACTTTTCCCTGACCGTTTTGGTTTCGGGAACAGATTACAACCTGATATCAACGATGTGATTTCGTTGGACAGAGTTTATACGGAACCTAGAGTTTCGTGGTACAGCGGAAGCCCAGCAGGGTATTCTGGTAGCAGCAGAGATAGTTTAGGAAGTAACTAATGGCAGAACAACCAATGCCTACCCCTTCAAGAGGTAAAGGTAACTATGTAGTGGGTCGCCCATACCTTAAAGGCGGTGTAGGTAACGAAACTCCTAAGGCACTACGAGGTGTAAGCAAAGGAGATGCTCCTGGCATCGTAGACGACCTTAATGCCGAAGCATCATACAATGATTGGTCTAACCACAAAGCATCTGGCCACCTAAACGAACTTCACCAGTCACTAGAATACTTACACCAAGGTGCCGAAAGCCGTGGTGCAGCAGTACTAAAGAGCCGTGTAGGAGAACTAGCGGACATTAGAAGCAAACACGGATTTACTTTGCATGAAGATGTTACTAATGGCGTTAGGGAAATTGCTGACCGTCTAAGCACAATGGACGTTTCATCTCTGCCAGACCACGCAAAGCCTCACCATGCCGCAGCACTAGAAGCAGCCAATAACTTTCTGAGAACAGCAGAACCTGTTCACACTACCGAAGATTCCTCTAACTATTATTCACAGCAAAAGAAAGATGCCGCTAAAACATCTATCATGATTGAGCCAGAGTATCGTGCCAATATTTACGACTACCCGCACTCTAGGACAGACGAGGCCCCAGTCCCAAAGAATGAGCCTTTGAGCGAAACAGCGTCAATTGGTTCTAATGGTGAAGTGTCTATGGGAACCGCAAGACGCCAAAGTTGGCTAGACATGATGAAGTCAACTCCTAGTGGTAAATACGCACTAAGAGCACAAGGCAAACTACCTGATTACGAAGCATCTCGTACTCCTGAACAAATTGCCGCTAAGGCCGCTGCCCGTAAGGCTAAAAATGCTGCTAAGAAAGCAGGTAACTAATGCCTGAGAGTTATGAAGAAAGACGTGCCAGACGTGCAAGTCGTGCCGCATCAAATGAGCGTGACCCAGAGAAGTTAAAGCAGTGGTACGAACTTGCTGCTGAAGGTGCACCAGATTTGGACATTAAACCAGAAGACCCTGATAAAGAAATTCAAGCGTCTGCCCGTGAAATTGCTGCTCCAAGGAAAGAAAGAAAGCGTGCTGCGTCCACTGGTGGCGGTGGCGGTGCTCCTCTAGACGAAAACATTATTGTTCCTGAAGCAGGAACAGCAATTGACGTTAAATCAAATAGAAACTTAAAACCTTTAACTCCATTAGGTAAAGATAAGCACAAACTTATTTACGCAAGAACGGAAGCCACAAGAACTGCCCAAAGCAAAGGCAGAGAAACACCTACTCAAGAAGAACTTGATTATCACGGTAAAGAGTGGGATGCAATGCCAGCCGAAGAGCAGTACCATTGGCAACAAAGCCCGCATGGCAAGAAGGCTACAGCGGAAGCAATTGCAAACCCTGAATCTGTTGGAAAAGCCAGACAAACAGCAGCACAAGAGAATCTTGCAGGACGAGTCCATGAAGCAGAAGTTAAAAGACCTAAGATTGTGGCAGCAGCATTTGATTCTCCTGAAGCGGCTAAAACTTTTCAAACATCAGGAGTATTAAATGATGAAGACGGCAACCCAGAACGTGACTGGAGAAAACCTTGGAATCTAGTTAAGATAACTAGTTTACAAGAACGTAATGTAAATTCCAGATACCAGCACATCTTAGGTAAAGCCCTACACACAGACCCTCAACATCATCAAGCACTTAGCGACCACATTGATGAGTTAATTAACCGTTCAAACTCTAGTGCTCCAGCACATCTCCAAGGCAATCAGTTTAACGTTAAAGACGGTTTGGCTAATGCTGCCAAAGAATCGTTGGCACGTTCTGCAATGGCTCATGCTTTAGGTATGAAGGACGCTGCTATCAGCCACTTTAGAACCGCAGTGACTCATGCAGGTGATTTAGCCCAAGCAGTCCATGGGGTTAATAGTCAGCCACTTAATGACTGGGATAACCAAGAAGGTATCCAGTCTAAATACGTTAAGTCAGTAAACGAGGCTAAATAACAATGAAGCCAGTACCTAACCGAGCGGGTAAGAGGGTTGGGAAAATCGATGTTCAAGGTGCCAAGTTAAGGGCCGAAAGAGCAGCGTTAAATGCGGCTAGTGGTAAGTTTGCCACAGGAGCACAGGGCAATCCTGGAACCAAGCGTGCCAGAACTCGTAGTGCATCCAAGAACAAGGCAATCAGAGAGGACCTGTCATAATGCTTGATGGAGATGGAATGGAAACCTTAGAGTTACAGGCATACAAAATCGCCCAAAATGCTACAATGTATAGAGGGTCAGCACCATGTCCGTTATGCGGCGTGATTGTTAATCCTGTAGAGTTTATGTATAACAAGGGGTTATGTTCTCCTTGTAAAGAAACTCGTTTGAGTAACCGAATTAAAGGAAAGATGGCATAATGCTAGTTAATTCAAACCGCACTGGCCCTAAAGACATGACCTCGTTGGCAATGGCTGCCCAGTCTTATCGCAAGTTGCGTGAAAGTCAGGAAGCAGTTCAGGCTGGTAACCCTAGAGCACAGGGTGCAGTTGATGATGCCTTTGAAGAGTTGGCTGAGATGCACCGCCACCCTGAAACTGGTGCAGTTGACGCCGCAGGATTGCAGAACACCCTAGAGTACTTTAAGTCCCACTACGCAAAAGGAAAGTCAGTCTAATGGAACCAGTACCTAACAGAGCCCCTGCTGCGTATACCCCAGACCAGTCAGCATGGCTAGAAGAAGCCCACAAATTTACAAGCAAAATGACTAGCAAAGCAAAAGTTAGTCAAAATTTTGAGTCATTAATGGAACTATCTAACCGAGGTGCAGGGTTATTTGGTGATGGAGTAAAGGCTAGTGACCATTTACTGAAGTATAAAGCCTCAAGAAAGAAGAAGTAATCATGGCAGTTAACACATCACGTTCAATGAACAAGAGCCTTACAGAAGGTGCAACTGACGGTAAGTACCGTAAGGTTCGCCCAGACACTGAGGTAGGAGACCTAGCAGGTCACGAGAAGTTGGTTGATGACCGTCAGAGCCTTCACCCATTCTTCGGATATGGTTTCACTACTAGTGAATACCCTACCGAGGCTCGTGCAGTTCCAGGAAAGTAATCATGCCAGAATCAGCATACGAAAGAGCACGTCGCCACTCACAGGCGTCTGAGTTTCCTTATGGAGTAGTAGAAGACAGGCATGGTAACGTCAATCCTAGAATGTTATCTTGCGATAATTGCGGTGATTACAAAGAACCTGACCAAATGGTGCACACCACCGACAACGAGATTAACCCTATTGGCGATACTCTGTGCCCAACTTGTCACGAAGATGCCACTGAGCCAAACCCTGAAATTGTGGAAAGACGTAGCGGCGGCTATCCAACTATTTAACCCAACACTAATAAGGAGCATAAATTGGCAGAAGAATTCAAACCCGTAATCGGGTCTAAACCTATTGACGGACCTATCATCCGTCTACTCGTATGTCTAGTCTGTGAAACTATTGAAGAACTCCCAGACTACGAGGGTCCAGTCCAATACGACTATCTCCTAGAAATCTCCGTAGAGAAGCACAAGTTTCCGTCAGGTGAAGAGCACAAGGGCCGTTTGTTTAAAGTTCCAGTTAAATCTTGGGCTAACAGCAAAGACAAGAAAGAAATCCTTGACCAGTTGAAGGCTGGTGGGTCAAGAGGGTTAGATGAACTAGACCCTGAAAAGAAATTTTACGAAACTAAAATGACATTCGCTCAAGAAGCAATGTCTTGCTGGGAAAAACACAATCGTGTAACCCTGTCCACTGGATGCGAAGACTACGAGTCTCCGTCTAAACGCCTACTACCTGACACTGCTAAAGAGCGTGGAGAGTTAGGTTTACCAAAGCCTGAACACCTACAAGGTCCAAAGGTGTTCTCATGTCACTTCTGCCCATATCACGGGCAGGTTATCCAACGTCGCCGTCAGATTGCTGGCCTCTACAACAAATAAGGAGTATAATGGCTAAAGCAAAAGGTGCCACTAATGACAAACGTCAAAACGGTAAAGCATCAAAGAAGAGACCAAAAAGATTCGACGCAATCAAGCGTCGCCTAGTAAACAAGGAGCAGTAATGGCAGTAGAAACCTATTTCCTATTAACCGTAAATGAAGACGGAACACTAACCTCATACACAGAGATTCCAGAAGAACTACCAGAGCAGAAGCGTGTAGCAACTAACTGGGATGTGTACACAACTGCAAAGCAGATTGTGGAAGAGTTTGACCGTCAGTTGTTGGTTGACCGAGTTGTTCAGGGTGTCGTAAATGTGTTGATACCTCAAGCACCAGTTGAGCCACCTACCACCAAGGCAAAAGTTAAAGATGCCCTAAAAGAACGTGGCATTGACCCTGAAAGTACAGCCTCAGCCGAATAAACTAGTACCATGACTATTTCTGGTGCTGGTAATCCTACCTCGTATTTTAGTACGCCTAGCACGGAGTTAGACCCTCAGTTATTTCAGGGGCGTCAACTTCGTGATTGGGTGCGTACAGGTATTGTCAGCATGTTGCAGGATTACCTGCACCAGAAGTTTCGTCATTCAGAACTGTGGGCACACCCATGGTTAGCAGGTAGTGGCGTATCGTATCAGTGGTCAGCCGCTAGACAGCCAGGGGACCTTGATTGTCTTGTAGGTGTAAATTTCACACAATTCCGTCAAGCCAACCCAGAGTACAAAGGCCTAACCGATAAACAGGTTTCAGCAGAAATCAACGAAGGGTTCAGAGCAGACCTACAGCCTCAAACAGAGGACTGGAACGGGTACGAACTAACGTTTTACGTTAACCCTACAGGCACAGACATCCGCAACATTAAGCCATACGCAGCGTACGACCTGAAGTACAACGAATGGACAGTCACACCAGACCCAACACAAACAGCCCCAGTAAAACCTGAGTGGGATTCTGTCGTTGAT